GATGAATCATAGTGCAATCCTGTGCCGTTAAGTGTCGCTTCATCGATTGCAACGTTAAAATCACTATCAAAGTTTTCTTTTGTATAAACTTGCTCGACATCAAAGCTAAATTCACCAGTAACATTGTCATAGCTTAAATCACCACTCGCCGTGAACAGATTTCTAATATTAGAAGTGACTATAGGATCACTGACATCAGCTTGAACTCTTGCAGTTGTGTAGTATTGATTCAAGGCTCCTTCAGGCAAGTCATCAGTCGTACTTCCGCTAAGATCAAAACTAGCTACACCACCACTAGAGTTTAAAACTTGAAATTGGCTACCACCAATGTCTTTTATTTGTAAACCACCCAGCTGAATGGTCTTTCCACTTAAATACAGAGTTCTCCACTTATGTGTTGAATCACCTAGATCATATGCGCTATCTACGCTAGGTATAATGCTTCCGCTAACGGCCTTTAAGAAGTAGTTAGCGAGTTCTCCACTGTCGACGTGTAGTGTATTCGTTGACTCGTCATATGTCAGACCATACCCACCGATAGCGGCTTCATCTAAAGATACGTTAAAGTCTGAGTCAAAGTTAGCTTTTGTATAAACTGATTCTACGTCGAAGCTGAACTGCCCAGTCGCAGAGTCATATGTCAGGTCTCCGGCTGCACTGAACAATGATCTGATAGCTTGTCTTGGAACCGAATCTTCAAAGCCATAGAGAACATAGTTGCTACTAGCAGAGTCATAAACTAAGATCTGTCCATCTATAGGACTAGTTGCAACGACGTCTTGTATTCCATCTAGTGTTATTGAACTAGAAGCTACGAATCGTCCAGTAGGAATGCCTACTATGACTTTCTTAACGATTGTGGTGTTATTGCCTACAGTAAGTTTAATCGCCATGTCTATCTCACTTCGTGACTGATGGGGTTACTTGAATCCTGCCTTCGAGGATCCTCTCAACGATAGTATCTCCATCACTGTCTACAAATGAGATCTCAACATCATATACGTAGCGGCCAGCCTTCAAAGCATCTGTCTGAGTGTTAGTAAGAGAGAGCGTAATGATACCAGTAGTCGGATCTGGATTAATTCCAGTAGTAAATGCAGTGGTATCTGAAGAGTCGCTGTTATAGTTCTTCTTCATCTTTGCAGCGACACTGTAGTTTGTCAGATCTTTTGCTGCGCCAGTTGTATCTTCGCAGTGCAGCTCAATCGTAACGTCAGTGCCCTGATCGACACTGAACTCTTCGTAGGTGGCCATGAAATACTCCCTGTAATTTCTTTGTCGGACGTGACTTTACGCCCCTGCCTGGCTTTATTTATAATAATAAAATATTTAGATAAATGTTTATAAATAAAAATGAACTTATTAATGACGGGAGGTTTACAATGAGTTTTAATCGTTACTTGGAAAAAACAATCACTAAATCACAAAGATGCCAACGTAATTGGGATCTATCTAAAAGCATTCCTGCTGAAGATATTAAAACAATGATGACATCAGTGACACAGTGCTCTTCAAAACAAAATCGTGTATTCTACAAGTGCAAGTTCATCACTAACAGAGAGATCATTGAAAAGATCTACAAGACAACAGGCGGTGCTGGATATTATGACCGCACATCTTGGAAAACTTTGGCAGAGTGGGGAATGACAAGAGAAGAGGCTTTATCAAAAGATATGCTTCAAGATCAAAAGAGACCAGAATATTGGGCAACAAGAATTTATGATGAGTCAGACGCAAGTATGAATCCTCAAGTTCTTGGAAATCTTTTAGTCGCTTTCATTAGAGATAGAGATCCTTCCGAAGGATATCGCACTCGTGAAGAAAGAATAAACGGTAAACATTTTAGCCAAGATGAAGAGCATAGTCTCACAAGCCGCGATGAATCTGTAGCGCTAGGTATTGGTGCTGGCTACTTGACTCTTACCTCTAATATGCTTGGTTATGCTTCTGGTTGCTGCCAATGCCATGATGAGGATGAAGTAAGTAAAATCCTAGGTGAAGATGAACCAACTCTATTACTCATGGGCATCGGTTATCCTGATCCAAACAGAAATAGGCTTGAGCATCACCAAGCAGCAAAGAGATTCACTTCACATAATAAGACAGTTATTGTTGATGAAATAGTGTGATCAATCTATTTTATTATGAAGAAAGTGAATATATTATGTACGAGCAAGCCTTGCGATGGCTTGCTCTACTATAGCTATGAATATTGCTGCTATCTTAATTTTATTGGGGTAGCAGCAAATCTTATTATAATCACAAATCCAAAATTTTCAGAAGAAAATTATTGTGAATCAATAAAAGAAAAATATACCTCATTTGAAAATGTAATCATCAACGATATTATTGATGATAGCACACCCATATTAGTTATGGGAAGAAGCATGATTACCATGGCTTATTTGGATAGATATGATTATAATATGGACCAAAGGATTATTTTAAGCTTATTATTAAAAAATAAAGTAATAGCAGTATATTCCGAGAATCATGGTTACGAATATAATGATGCTTTGGAATACTTTAAACCAAAAGAAATTGTCAATTTATGCGATTACGATGTGTATCCAAATGGTTTGGGAAGTAAATTTGAAAAAAGAATTTATTTTGACATACATAAACCAATAAAGAATGAAGTAGAATTTGACTATTTGTTTAATGGTGGCAATAGAAGTTATTATGCTGATGTGATGAAAGTGATTAAAAAATATCCATCACATGGCATTATGGTCTATAATTTAGAATACATCAATGATAGCTATAATCATATATTAATGCCAGTTAAAAATTTATTAGGTAAATTTAATACCTACGTCTATACAAAATCGATTAACGATCCAGCACCACGTATAATCCAAGAGTGTAAATACTTTAATAAGAACATAATCTTTGAGAGCAACAACCTGGGCGCCGAGATTTATTATGAACGTGAAATCGAGATTCCAAATGTGGAGAATATATTAAATGAATTATAACGGATGGGATAGAGAATACTTAGAGAACAAATCTGAATACCAGAAACTATTCGATGAAGTGATGCAAGTCGATAACGATAGAAACGTAGAGTTTCTAGAGAAGAGAATTGCTGACTACTCAAACAGAAGATATGCAGTAGCAGTCAGTAGCGCAACAGATGCGCTGTACTATTCTTTGCTATGCTATGGCATTGGTCCTGGTGATGACGTATTAGTATCAGACTTCTCATGGATATCTACTGCCTCTTGCATATCCATGACAGGAGCTAACCCTATCTTCTGTGACATAGACCTAGAGTCTTATCACATCTCGATCGAATCAATCCAAGAAAACTATACGTCTAAAACTAAGGCTCTGATCTATACACACCTCTTTGGTAATATGACGGACACTAAAGAGATACAAGATTTTTGTAAAGAAAAAGGCATTGCGTTTATTGAAGATGCAGCACAGTCACTAGGCTCTAGTTTAAATGGAGTAAAAGCTGGATCGATAGGAGATGTCAGCTCATATAGTTTTAATAACAACAAAGTCATCGCTGGTATCTCCGGTGGTGGTATGTTGATGACTGACAACGAAGACTTTGCAAAGTTAGTTAGGAAATTGAGACGTCATGGCAAGGATAAAGACTATGAGATTCTTGGATACAACTCTAAGATGTTTTATATGAATGCGGCTTTCATTAACTTTAGATTAAACAAAATGGAAGAGTGGCAAAGGCGCAGACAGAGCATAGCTATGCAATATGAAGATTTCTTTTATGCTTTACCGATCCATTTCCAAACTATGGGTAATGGATTGAATCATAACTATCATAAGTATGTTATTCGATTTGAAATAAAAGAAGAAAGAGACTTGATGCGTAAACAATTGAATGCTACAGTGCATTATGATAAACCAATATCTGAAAATTCAAAGTATAAATCGATAGGTAAGCCGAACGCTAAGATAGTAAGTGATACGGTCTTATCGCTACCTATACATCCTTGGTTGACAGATCAAGAAATAAATATGATAGGACTAAATGTGTCGATGAATGATATTAGAGCATCATGAAAAACAAAAAAAAATAAGGTAATACTATGGCTGATTTAGATTATAAAATAATGAGTCCGTATAAAAGAGCACACCTCGGTGTCAATATAGACATTACTCACCGTTGTCCATTAGAGTGCCCGGCATGTCAGCGACAAGGTTGGGTACAAAAAGGAAAAAAAGTACCTGGCCAGGATATGTCGATCGAGGAATTTAAAAAAATTATAGAATTCTTTCCAGCTCTTACATTCTGTGGCCAAAGATCAGATCCTGTACATCATCCAAAGTTTTTAGAATTTCTAAAAATTATGTATGAAAAGAAAATAATATGTGGTATTCATAATGCATCATCGGCAAAAAGTGAGGAATGGTATATAAAAGCATTTAAAGCACACCCATATGCTAGATGGGTATTTGGCATCGATGGCATGCCTAAGGATAGTAGTAAATATAGAATTAACCAGGATGGTGAAAAACTTTTTAACATTATGTTAATGTCTAAACAATATCTGAAAAAACCTCCAGTATGGCAATATATTATCTTTAGTTATAATGAAAAAGATATAGAAGAAGCAAAAAGAATAGCTGAAGAAAATGAAATATATTTCCTATTAGTGCATTCATCAAGATTTACGCAATTAAAAGAAACAGAAAAAACTGATGTCATAAATTTTAAACCAAAAGAAACGCAGAATTATGTCAAAACAGATTTTAACTAGCACATTAGATATACCAGAAGCGATGGATGCACGAACGCAAGAAATTACATCAGATAAACTCTATCCAAAATGTTTAGTTGGCAGTCAACAGTTTGCAGTTGACAACATGGGTCATTTAATACCGTGCTGCCAGTGCGACAGCACATATAATTTAAAAGATAAAAATTATATTGAATTTCTTAAATATGTAAAAATAGAGGATTACGAATCAATAGAAGAGATATTACTATCAGATGCTTGGCTATTGTTTGAAGAAAACTTAAAGAATAATCAAGGATTCAGAATGTGTCATCGCTATTGCGCCACAAAAGATACTTCATTTAAAAAGGAAGTTACATATATTGGTAAAGAAATTGTCAGACAAATGAATGATGGGGAACTAAATAATATTCCTAGGATGACAGATTTTAAAAGAAGATAACAAGACTTGATGGAAAATTTAAAACCTAAAACATATAAAGAGCTACTCGATTCTGAATATAAAGGTATTGATTTTTATTTGTCAAAATCTTGTAATAAATCATGCCACTATTGTACGGCATGGACTTTAGAAATGCGAAATCTAGATGTTGATATGGATTTTTTCCATAGAACTTTAGAGTATTTAAAACCATTCAAAGCAAGAATAAATTTATTAGGTGGTGAACCAGCACTTATAAAAAATTTGGATGTTATAATTGCAGAAATAAAAAAATATGATAATCTTATTTGTGCAGTATTATCAAATTCTTTAATAAGAAAAAGATATCCATTCGTTCTTGAAGACCCGGATATATTTTATTTTGAGCATTTAGTATTAGACTTTCACGAAGACAAAATAGAAAAACTTGGTAATTATAAATTCTTACCGGAAAATAATAAAAATAACTATAATTTAATTATAGAAACACCAAAGTATTTTGAATATAGAAATAATTTTAATTTATCAGAAATTGATCATAAAAATACAATCTTTAAAGAATATAATTCTAGATCACCATCTTATAATATAAGAGTTCAGGTGCCTGAATTAACTAGAAGAGTTTGCGCTGCATTTCCATCTGTACCGGTAATAGATTTTGAAATCCAAAAAATTCGTCATTGCAGTAAAAAAGTTATTAATGGTTCTAGACAATTTGACGTAACTAAAGAAAACATTCATCGTATGATGACTTATGATTTATTTGAATTTGAAGATTATTGTAAGACTTGCACAGAACAGATACGGCCTCAATTAGAAGAAAAAATATTAATAGTATATGAGTATAACGCAAGGGCCCTGAGATGAAAATTTATAGTATAGCGTTAAGCCCGCATGATCATAACGCGTATGACGGCGTATTTCATGATCAGCAAGAAAGATACACTAGAAGAAAACATAACATATATCCAAATCAAGAAGATATAAGACCAATGATCGGATTTTATTTTGATTACTATAATCCTTCTGATCACGAGATATTTGCATTTACAATCACACAAGGTGGTTTAGAATTACTGCCCCGCAATTTAATTGATGATGATTTTTTAAAATTTAAACCAACAAAATTATGGGATTATTATAGAAAAGACAATGTGTACTATATTGATCATCATCAGTCACACGCAACGTATGCATATCTTTCATCTGGATATACAGAATCGGATATCTTAGCTATTGACGGCCGCGGAATAAATTTTAAATGTATCTTCATTAATAAAGATGGTGATATTATAGACTTATCAAATGCAGTTAGCATAGGTTCTTTATGGAACTATTTTGCAAAACTTTTGGGATTTGGTAACCTTGGTGCTGGAAAAATTATGGGTCTGGCTGCGTATGGTGAATATAGTCAAACCATGCAAACAATAATTGATTATTACTGTGATAATAATTTTCAATTTCCAGATGGGCATATTGAATTAGTACGCGAACTTAAATTAGCAGATGTTGCATATACATTACAACAAGCTACGATTGAATTAATTAATGAACATGTGTTACCGTTAAAAACATGTGATAATATTTGTATCGCTGGTGGCGTTGCGTATAATGGTTATATGAATGAGGAATTTACAAAACACTATAAAAATGTATATGTCCCGCCAGCGCCAGGTGATGAGGGACAGTCACTTGGTGCGTATATGCATGCAGATTATATTTTAAATAATAATGTGCATATTCCTTCAGTCTATGGGGGTAAGGAATATGATTATGTTGGTGATGAAAAGGTAAATTTAATTGAGGTTGCGCAGGCAATTGCCGACGGTAAAATTGTAGGTTGGTTCCAGGGCAAATCAGAGAGTGGCAATCGTGCCTTAGGTAACCGTAGTATTCTTGCCGACCCACGAAACCCAAATATAAAAGACATAATTAATAGTACTATTAAACTCAGAGAAGATTATAGACCTTTCGCACCCACAGTCCTTGAAGAATATTATCAAGAGTATTTTGATACTAATCAACCGAGTCCTTATATGTCAAGAATTGTACCAGTTAAATCTAATAAAATCCCTGGCGTTACCCATATTGACAATACAGCAAGAATACAAACATTGAATAGAGAACAAAATGCAAAATATTATGATTTAATAAATGAATTCTATAAAATAACTGGAATCCCGATGCTATTAAATACAAGTTTTAATTGCCAAGAACCTATGGTAGAAACACCCGAGGAAGCAATTAACACATTTTATAAAACACAACTTGACTTATTGGTTATTAATGATTATATCTTGCGTAAAATGGGGTGATAAATTTACTCACGAACATGTAAACCGTCTGTATAAAATGGCGCTTAAAAATTTTGATGATGAATTTACATTTGTTTGTTTTACAGAAAATGGTAATAAATTAAATAATGATATAAAAGTTATACCATTAGATCTTTCATATGATTTAGAAAATTGGTGGTGGAAATTATTATTATTTAAAAATCCATCAGAAGACGTAAATCTATTTTTTGATTTGGATGTTGTGATCCAAAATAACATTACACATTTAAAAGAATATGCTATAGAAAATAAGCTTTGTATGATAAAAGCTTATTGGAAACCTTACGAATTAAGTAGGTCGCATGCGTTATTTGATACAAATTTTAATTCATCCATATTAGCCTGGAAAGGTGATTTGAGTATAATTTGGAAATCTTTTTTAGAAGATCCAGAATATTTTATGTCAAAATACAATGGCATAGATTCTTTTATTGATTACCATCATAATGAAAAAATACATTTTTTTAAAAAAGGCATTGCATATTCCAGATTATACGGTATAGATGAAAATAATTATTGGCGAAATGTTAATGGTACAATTCAACCCAAATATTTTTTTGAACCCAATTATAGTGTGTGTATATTCAACGGCTGGAGAAGAAAAACAGATATAGATAATGGGAATAAATATTTCCTAGACAATGAAGGGTATAAAGGCTTTGAGCACTATTGGAATTGATTATCCATATTGGAAAGTTTTATGGGACGCTAAAAATGATGGTTATGATACAAGATATGTATTAGATGCTTTATCGCCGAATCAAATAGAATCAAAAACATGGTTAGTAAATATCCTTTCACTTTTGAATCTTGATAATGAATTAAAAGTACAACTATATGGTGGTTGGCTTGGATTCCCATTAATTGATTTATTATCTGAACATTTTGATATTAAGTATTTACAAAATATCGAATTAGACGAAAAGGCATTAATAATATATAGAAAATTTACAGAATATAAAAATCTAGACAGCTTAGTTTATGATTTAAAACTTATTGATGTCAGAGAAGAAGATAGTGATTATACACCTGATTCTGGAAAAGAAAAAAAATGGAAAAAGATATGTAAATGTGTAACTAAAGATAATTATGTAAAATTTCAATTAAAAGAATTACCACTTATAAACTTGGTTATAAACACATCCGGCGAACACATGCCAGATTTACCAGAATTAATTAAAAATAAAACATATCAAAAACAATGTTTATTTGTTGTGCAAAGTAATAATATGTTTCATATTCCAGATCATATAAATTGTGTTAATTCTGAAAAAGAACTCTTGGAAAAATGTAAATTTGAAAACGTACATTATTCTGGTACAATGAAGATGCCAAATGATTATGAAAGATACATGGTAATAGGCGATTATGCAAAAAAGTAAAGTAATTTACAGTTTATACATCGACATTTCAGAAGACGAATTAGACTACCAACCACCACACTGGAATAGCACAGTACCTAAGAACGAATATGCCAAGTCGCAGTTTAAAGAGTACTATGACTGGCTTAAGCGCATGCACATTCAATACGCAGAGAAGTGCGGTGTAGAATATAAGCTGTTTGAATACGATCAGGATTATATTGACTATAAGAACTGGTTCAATGAGAAGTATCCACAGATCGTATCATATAACATAGTGAACTTTTACAAGATACACTTACTTTATAAACTCGCTGAAGAGTATGATGAGATAGCTTACTTAGACTTTGATGTTGTGCCGGTGTCAAACAATAACCTGTTTGAACATCATGATCTGAATGAAGGTATACACATTATGTATAGTGGAGACGTTGGAACTCCAGGACCTTCACATAGTAACAGATCACCTACGGCAAAGTATTGGAATGCTCGAGCAATGTTTATGTATGATGAGTTGCCTAGCCATCACGGTGTGTTTAATACAGGTATTATTATAACAAATAAGAAGCATCTAGAACAATTACAGTACTATGAAAACTTTGATGATGTCTTAAGATTAATGGATGAGATAAAGAAAGATGAAACGTTTGATGACAATACTAGAAGAATGTTTGGCTATGACAACGAAACGATATGGGCATATAAGACGGTGAAGAATAACGTTAAAGTTGTAAACCTCCATGAGTCATGGCATCACTTCATGGACAAATGGAACTATATTCCAAGAGATACAAACTTAGTTCATACTATCAACAAGAACTTTGACTATGTAAAGAGCTGGTATGAGAAGACTCATCTTTAGCATTTACACTGATAACCTTGATCCTCACTCATCTGCATCTGATTATAAGAAGGAGCAGTTTAGAATATATCGAGACAGGATAATTGAAGTTCAGAGAGGATATGCGTTTCTATGTAATGCAGACTATGCTCTACAAACAACTGAGATCTCAGACTATAACCTATTGCAGTTTGAAAAGCTTGTACTATTTCAAAAGGCAATTCAACAATATGATGAGGTGCTTTATATAGATTTTGATGTGCTTCCTATAACTAAGACTAACTTCTTTAAAAAGTTTGATTTAAACAATATATGCGCATATAGTTTTGACAGAAAACTTACAAAAGGTCAACTGATCGATAACCTAATTGATCCTATGAATGTATACGCTAAGACATGTTGCAAGAATGCTATGTTGCTTATCGATGACATCGTTGGATCTAATGAGCTTATTAATACTGGAGTCTTAGCTGGGAATAAAAAGTCAATTGAAAGACTAGACTTTATTAGCAATCTAGAAGATATGCATAAGATATATCAGCAAGCAAAAGAAGATAACGTATATCCAGAAAACATCACTGAAAACTGGTTTCCAAACAACGAAGCGTTTATATCGTATCTCATTGAGAAAAACAAAGTGCCTTTTACCAACATAGGCATTCAGTGGAACTTTATCTTAGATAAGTTTTGTCCTAAGCCTACGGCTGGGTGTCACTTTCTTCATCACGTAAACAAAGAATTTGAGTTAAGCTTTCAATGAATATCTGGGGAATGTCAGGTAAAGGGCATGATGCATCAATTGTTGTTTTTAAAAACAGTAAGGTTGTTTTTGAAAACTATACTCGTGACAGAGAGCATGACATACTCATCATAAATCAAATAAAAGAAGCCTATGATGAACCAGACTTAGTTGTGTGGTATGAGAATCCGTGGAAGAAGATGTTCCGTCAATGGTGGGATGGCCATAAGAACTTTTACTCTGAAAACAACATAAAAAGATATCTAAGATCAAAAGGTATAACGTGTCGATACCACCATCTCGATCATCACAGAAGCCACTCGGGACATCAATATGATAGCCCCTATGGTAACCCCTTAGTCATAGTTGCAGACTCAATTGGTGATATTGATTGCACTTCAGTCTGGTTAAAGAATAAGAAGCTCGCTTCAATCAACTATCCTCATAGCATAGGACTATTCTACAGCTCAATGGTAAAAGCTACAGGTATGATTCCCAATCAGGATGAAGCTGAGTTCGAGAAGATATCAAAACAATATGAAATAGATTATGATTTTAAAGCCTATATAAAAGATAGGTTTATTGTAGATCACATATGGGCTCCACTATTTAAAACAAATTTGCACAAAGGCACAAAGCTGAACGTATCACCAGAAATACTAGCACCAGTTACTCAAAGTATATTTGAAGACATGATAGAAAAGATCTATTATCATTGGACTTCTAGGGTTAAGTGCGATGGAGTTGTATTTGCTGGAGGTTGTGCTTTTAATAAATCAATAAGAGATAAGATTAACGTGTGGGTTCCAAAAAATCCTGGTGACGGAGGATCTGCTCGATCATGCGTATGGAGTTATTTAAATGCTTAAAGTTTTAGCTGCTGGTTGTAGTCACACTGATAAAAATTTTAGATCGGTTTGGTATCCAGATCTAGACACATCATGGAAAAAATGGCCAGAAGTTTTTTCAGATAAACTTGGAGCTGAGTGCACCAACGTTGGAAGATCTGGTTATGGTAATAATAGAATATTTAAGTCTTGCATGCTTGAGCTAGCAAAAAACAAATATGATATAGTAGTGATATTATGGTCAGACTCTACAAGAATAGACATATATGATTCATATACGTTTTTTCCGTGCACCAATCCTAATTCAAGACCACCTAATAATAGTTCTGCAAAAAATAATTTAATGGATGAATGGATAAGAGAAGGCGTTGATCATAAGTATTATGACTTAGTAGCCGGCATAAAAATGACTATTGATAATATGTTCATTATTCAAGAATATTGTAAAGCACAAGGTATAAAACTAATTCAAATGATGTACAGCGGAGATTTTGCGCCTCAAGATAAGACAACAAAATATCACATGAGTTTAATGACTATGGAATACGATCTAAGAAAACAATTAGATAAAAGTTGTTGGGGCTATCCGTTTAATAAAATAAACGCAAAATCAATTGTATACGATGAGCTAGGAGCAGATTATTCTATTTCTGTTTTAGATAAACACTTTAGCGAACAAGGGCATTGGATACTAGGGAACTATTTCTATGAAACATATAATAAGTTATATTGAGCTCACTTGGTGGAAGATTAAATTATTTTTTATAAAGCCAAAAAAAGAAGACGGAAACTTCATCTATGAAGACGAGGATCATTTGCGTTAGAGTTGGCGACTTATATGATGAGTGGTGGGTAGATAATCTGCGACACATGAATCGATCAGTATCTCTATGAAATAAAAAACCCCTCAGTTTTCACCGAGGGGTTCTGCTCATTTTATTCATCACGTTAATAAAGAATTTGAACTGAGTTTTACAAATGTGGTATGAGCTTTATAAGAAAAGACAATTATCTATTATTTTTCAATTTCATTAGACATATTTTCAGCTATTTCCAGGCCAATCCGTACTGCTTCTACAATAGTAGTAGCTTTTCTAAGCTCCATTTTCTTTTGTTTATCTTTACATTGCTTAACAATATCAAGTTCAAATAATTGAAGTTTAATTAGGAAAAGATCTTCTTTATCAGTTTTGGCATTAACAGTATCAAATAATTTTTCGATTAATACTTTATACACTCCGCTCTCGTGGGTATTGATATCATAAAGTAGACCGTCTTGCTTTGCATACGCTAACACGCGCTTCTTATACTCTTCCTGCGTTGCACGAATGTACTTGTATGTGTTTTCGTGAAGAGTGTCGATGTCGATATGTGTCAAAATCTCTTCCCACGCAGCATCGCCTTCGACTGCTTCATGATATGTCGCTACGAGGTTTTCTTCTGGGTCTTCCCAAGTGACTTCAACGGTTGTTCTCTCGTTGTTAGAGAATCTTGCTGTGATGAATTTCAAGCCGTTCATGCTGATTTTCCTATCTTCAGGTAATAAGTGTTGATTGTTTGTGCAGTGCCGTTTGGAAACTCTTGGGCGCGATAGTCATCTGCATTGACAAAACGCGTCTGATAGTTGCCAGAACCATCAAGTTTTGTATCAGTCATACCAGAGCCTCGGTTGTTTCCAGTGGTGTAACTGTAACGAATCTTATAGTTAGTTCTGTTTGCTGCGGCATATCTCACGTAGTTCTGCAGCATCGTGTTAAAGTCACTCTCGGTATACGTCTGCAAATGGTTGTCACTTGTTCTCAACGATAGAGGTGAAGTAAACGAAGATGCGGATCCGTCTATTGAGAACAAGTAAAAATTAGTGATAGTTGTAGGTTGATCTAGTGTCTCTGGAATAGATCCAGCAGTATATGCGGCCGTGTCTGCACGGGTGTCAGAGAATACAGCTGTTCCACTTGTAAGAGTATTGCCACTCAGTGACGTAGCCGTATAGATTTGATACGTACCACCTTGTGCAGTAGTTGTCGAACTAGACACTAAGTTATCAATTGCAGGTTCGATGATAGTGTTGTAGAAGTCTTCTTCTGTCATCACCTGTAGACCAGATCCTGTCCAGTACAGAGGTAAAGTTTTACCTGTTGCCGGCGTTGGAGCTGACACAGAAGCTACTGTCTCATTGATCTTACTATGATTGACCGTGACTGTAGAGGGTTCAGCCGTCTCACCTTCAGTCGGATATCTAGTAGTAAATGTACGATAGGCTCCAGCTTGAGTTCTAGTGTCACTCAACGTACCTAGACTACCACCAGAAGACACGACGCTCAAAGTCACAGACGGATTCAAGCTATATTGATAAGATACTTGAGCGATGATCTGATTGAGTTGCGATGAAGTCATCTCCTTCATCGATCCGCTGGCTGTATCCCAATACATTGGTCGTCTTACAGCCATGACTTAACTCCCTGGACTATATAGCGTCTTTACTGGAGATCCTGCTGAGTCATAGATTATGAGAGATACAGAAGAACTGAATAAGCTCGACGTTATTGTATTTGGTGCAAGACTAAACTGCCCTGCCGCTGAGTCAAATAAGATACCGCCTGCACTATCGCTAGCAAAGTATCCTTTAACGGTAGCCGAGTCTGCAGCACCTGAAAGTGATATAACACCGGTCAAAGAATTATAAGAGAGAGATAGACCAAGAGCAGCGTCGTTGTTAACCGATAATCCTCCTCTAGAGATTGTTACAATCTCAGATGAATCATCGATATCAATAATCTGATCTCTTATCTCATTAATTGCTGCTACTAAATTTGTGGCAGTTGTTTCAAGTGTAACAATATCTCCCAAGTTTGTTGAGATCGTGTTTGTCTTGGTAACAAGTGTGGATACTGGATCCGATAAATTAATTGTTGTTACTGCCATGTTTTTCCTCTAGCATTTGAAGCAAGATACTTTTGATCTCGCCGATATCTTGCTCTAGCTTATCAATCCTCTTTTGATTGTCTTGAGAAGACCTTTTTACTTTTTTCGCTCTGTCTATCTCGTTCTTATTTATATTGATGATAGAACCGGACACCGGATCTCGTGCAAGACCCGGATATCCTTCTACTCTCAACATCTTCATCACGTTGCTAGCGCAATCACTCTCAGATCTTTGATCTTTGGTGAACGCGAGCTGTTTGTTGATGTCATCACGATCTTTACTTGGTACGTAGTGAACGCTGCAAGTGTACCACCATCTCCACCAGCAAGATACTCGTATTCTCTAAATGTAATACGATCATCGTCGGCAGGCAAAGTTGCTACAGCAGAGACTTCAGTCCAAGATTGATCGTCAAGAACATCATCGCCCGTACCAGTTTTATAGTATACTTTAAGATTTGCTGTACTCGGTCGATTTGCCGAAAGTAAGATCTTCAACCCGACAGCAGGTTCTTGAAGCGTAGTTTGCTTCGTTACGTGCTTAGCTGCTGTAGTTCCTTCAACAGGACTTGTCTCTGATACAAAAGACAAAGGAACATTAAAACCACTTGTTGCAGCAGAGTCTTGATTATCGATGACATTTTCTGTCAAAATCAAAGATGTTCTCTGTAAGTCAATGACAGGCGATACTTTCGTGTCGCTTGTTGCAAGATTAAGTTTAATTGTTGCTGATCTATTACCAGACAAGAAGTTAGTCTCGTTAGTGCGAGTCATGATGATCTTTGGATCATTGTTATAGTTGACTTCGTTTAAGATAATATTAGAGAACGTAGAAGCCTTTGCTCTACCACTCAAAGAAGCACTACTTCTACCAAAAGTGTTACCACTACCTGCATAAGAAGCACCACTTGTAAATTTAGCACTTGCAGATATGGTAGTATTTTCAGGTTGCATGATTTGTACAAGAGGGATATACTCATCAAACATTGCTTGTTGTTCAACAACAATACCTGATCCACCACCAATTAAAGTAATATTTGCTGTTTGAGATCCAAGAGACGTATTTGCGCCGATCTTGAAACCTGTCCAGTCAACTGCTGTAATAGTTCTAATGCCGTTGACTGCGTTATCAGAATCACCACCGATTGCAGAATCAGAGATACCGCCAAAACTATCAGCAAAGCCACTAGGTAAGATCACTCTAACCTGATCACCATACATGAAACCATGTCCTTGCAGAGAGAATGTTACGTCAGAATCACCACTATCAACTCTGAGTGGATTATTACCAAGTAATTCAAATGCAGGAGCACCATTCTCAAGATAAGCTTCAGCTGAAGACGAGAACTCTGCCCGATACAACTTAAACATCATATCACGCGTCTGGTCCGCAGTCCATGTCGAAGAGTTTTGAGATTGAAACAACGAACCAAGTGTAGGTTGTTTGTTTACACGTGCAGCAGTTGTTCCTAAGATGAAGTCATACGTCTTAGCAACATACACATTATAGTCTGTAGTCTCTGCTTTCAACACAAAGGCATATTGTCTGCCAGGACTCAAGTAAACAGGTTCATCAAATACAAACTGAGTACCGTTTGTTCTCAGTGTTGTCATGTTATTTGACGTGTCAACTGTTACTTGTGAAGGTGATAGTGTGACAGAAGCATCAGGTAGGATGTTCTCTGTAGGATACCCATTCTCAACCGTCACGATCTCACATCTAACAGGAATAGTAGTGTCTTTAGAAGCAAAATAGACTTCGACCTTCGTCAAGAACATACCGTTCGGATACTCGATACGATCGACAAAAAAAGTTTGTGCAAGAGGATCACTGGCACCAATACTTCCGCCTTCACTGTTTATTGGGGGAGGCAAAGTAAATCTAGCTGTTACGTTTCTCCAAGAGTTAACATTTCTCTCTCTAGTCTCTAGAACACCAGAAGAAATAAACTGTGCTCTTGAATTACTGATAGCAGCATTATCATTACCGCCAGACACATCTAACAGTTTAAACTCAGCAGGACCAGTTCTAAACTTTATTGCATTAGTAGAAGGAATAAAGAACGTACCAGTCAACGTACCTTCTGCATCTGTAATCAGATCAGTTGTACCATCTGGGTGCTGTGTAGCATTAGCATGCCTGTTACCATATTCGATCGTATTGAGAGCAAATCTGCTAAACGAGTCGTCATTACACCACTCATCAACCGCAACGTTATTGAAGTAAGGGAAGTATTGTGTGTCTGGTCTTAAGCCTACAGTCCTGAATGCAACTTTTTTAGATCTCATCCAAGGGATGACCTGAACTTCAACAACTCTCTCACCAACAACTTGACGTACCACATTAGAACTAGCGATAGACCATTGACCTGAAGTTCCAGTCCATCCGTTTCTCAAGGCTTGTCTTAGGGCCGCTCCGCTAACGTTTGATCTGATACCAAGATCATTAACTATATCTGGCCGATATCGAGTCTCAACCCACTCGTCAGAAGAAGGTGACAGAATCGTGTGACCCGACGAGGTGATTACCGCAAACGGGTTGATGTTCATCGTTTCTGTCGCTAAGTTCTGATTAATCAGAGTAGTATGCGAATATGGCAAAGTGATGATATCGCCACTGCGAACCACAGTATTTGCTACGTCGCTTGAATCAAATATCAAACGAACGTTTTTACTCACAAAAGGAGGATTCAACGTCTGATCTGCCTGATCAATAGAAGCTCTATATCGTGGACCAACTTCAGCAAAGTCAAGTGTATTAAAGTTATCTGCAAAGAATCCAGACTTAGTACGCGGGTTTCCTGCCGAATCTAATACAAGAAGAGTTGCAGTGTTTGCTTCAAGTAAGTTTAGCGTTGTCACTTCTTCCAGATTATTGAGACGCTTCTCGATCTGGCCGATATCACGCATCGTATAACCCTTATTGCTAATGAATTCAGATGTAAGATCTGAATCATTTAACGTATAAGGATTCAAGCTATAGTTATATAAAAGCATTGATCCTGTTGGCAGACTTGGCGGAACCGGGTCAAATGAAGATACACCTTGAATATACTTAGCTTCGGCTCTATTTTCTTTTTTATCTGTTTCAACTTTGCGAACTACTAATTTATCTTTTCTAGGCAAATAATACTCTACGTCTACGTCAATCGTATTAGTATTTTGAGGCAAAAGCGAGATATAATCGTTATTTGCTGGGAATGTTCCAGTTGAATCAACAGCAGGTCTAAAATCAAGTACATCTCTTAGCGAAACAATTTCACCGTTATTTTTACGGTGTGAAGGAATGTCCGCATAGTTAATACCAGCATACGAGTTAACACTGAAGAAGTGGCCAGGGTCATGACTAAAATGGCGATACTTAACATATACGTTTCCAGTCGGAACGCTGATACCAGCTTTTTTAATCAGACGACCTCTAGCATAAAAGTTATCTCTTTGGCCATTGTCAAAGTTAAATACTCCGGTAAGATCGGCACCATCAGAATCTTGAACTCTGAGACGACTGATGTCATAGATGTCAGTACGATCAAGCGTGATCCAAGCTAAACCAGTGCCATCTGAATCTGCAGAGTCTGGCCAGACTTTAGTAAGAGTTCTTGTATCTAATGTTTTAGGTCTAGAAGCTGGTGTTGAGACATCAACATATGCAATTAACTCATAAGCAGTTGAGTTGGCCATTCCAGAAATATCAACTGTCGTACCTGTAGGAGATCCAGCCAAGGTAAAAGTCACAGCAGATGCATCTGTTACAGTGCCATCTAATTTTGTGATAGTCCAATCACCTGTATCTGTAAAAGTCAAAGCCGATCCGCCAAAGCTTCCTGCTGCTTGTGTATAACTTCCAGCTCCATCTGATGTGAAAGTATAACGCCTTTGAACTTTTAAAGAGTTTACTGTTACGCCTGAACTTGTGGGACGGGTATTAGGCAAAGGAAATAACAAAGAATTATTTCCTGTTTCTTGAAGAGATGCAATACCATCTGTTAATTTAACATTAACATAATCACTAACACCAGTTCCAAAACTCCTAACCGAAGTAAAGTTTTCACCCGAATTCATCTGAATATCAAACAGATAGTGTCTGATATTTGATCCAAATCTTTCTACAGCTCTCACTCTTGCTGTACCAATTGTAGAACCTATAGTTCCATAGTCAATACTATCTCTAAGATCTACTAGAGCAAAGGCATCGATATTTGGCATGCCTGCATTACTTCCGTCACTATCTTGTAAAACAAAGTTTCCGTATTGAGCAACGACGTTTTTACCAGCAACTGTTTCAGTGTCTTGAGCCTTAGGTATTGTAATTCTTGTCAAAGCAGTCTCTAAGCGATATCCATCAACATATGCGACACCTGGAGAAACAACAATCTCTAAGTTAGAGTCGTTAAGATCTTCAACCTTTGCTTTAAATGGCTTGACAACATAATTACCAGATTCTTCTTTTGTTCTTAAAGCCAGTACATCGTTGATCTTATTATAGTCACTAAAGCCATCAGATTGAAGTGAAACTGTACCGTTAACAACTCTTGCCACAAATACAAAGTTTTCGTCAGAGTCAACTTGGTCTCTAGAAGTAAGAGTCAATCTGATTCTATAACGGTCTGCACCAGGAGAGGCTGTGTTTGGTACTGCCCCTTGATTATCATATAATGCATTAGTGTCTGCAGTCGTTACGATATCTTCTGTGACTTTAAAACCAATATCGGCTGTAGGAGTACCAGAATACTTACTTAACAAGAAACTTTGTGATTCAGCAAAAACAAAGTGATCTTTAGTAAAGTACTCACCAGCCGCAACAGCAGCAAGAGTTCCTGTTCCAGTTGCAGAGGAAGAAGCTACATCAAGAGTAGATGAACCGTTAGTGATTGCTGCACCATCAGCTACACGAATCGTTGTTGCTCCAGCTGTAGCATCTTTTGTGTAAGTATATTGAACATACAGAGTTGCAGGATCACCGGTTAGAGCATCTGCTTCTACTATTCTCAAGATTCTAAATTTAATATCTTGTGCTGGTGTCGTATACCATTCTTCACCAATCGTAGGCAAATTATCTGCAAGAGTATTAGAAGCTTCATTTAACTTAATGTATTCAAATGCGCTATTGACCGTGATACCGCCTGGAGATACTACAGCGCCTTCATTAAAGATGTTGCGTGCAAATCTACCGATCTCTGCTTGAATGATAGTCTGCATCTGCGTGAGTTCACGCGCTTGTAGTGCTCTACCGCTATTGAAAAGAATTCGATGATAGTTGTCACTGTCAGCAAAGTCATCTTTATATGTATTTGCAAAAGTGGTAGATGTAAGATTTGTTGCCATGTATCTTTACCTTAGAATGTCAGTACGATCTTAATGTCTTCAGACTGTGATGTAGTTCTTTCGATTGCAGCTCTGTTCTCAATATAGAGAATGTCACCAGAGAAAGCATCGACTGTAGCACCACGGCCACCACTGTCGAGAGCCTGCAATACTGTAGCAGTACCACCGCCATCATCAGTCAAAGGTTCTTCTGCAAAGGTGCCGAAACCAGTGTTCTCGTTCTGGTGATAGAAAATTGTAGTTCCGCTAACCTGATCTATGTATGCACTTGCAGAGTCACCGCTCAATAAGTTATCCGCTGTTAGAGTACTAGCACTGTCTACTACGATAGAACGAAGTGCTTTGCCGGCAGTTTGGTCAAAGATAGGACCTACCCCACCATTGCTGTCTTTATACTTGATATTCTTAAACAAGATGATTTGACGGAAGTCTTGGTTATCGACCAAAAAAGTGCCGCCCTCATCGCCATCAGGTTTTACTGTGACCATCAGTGATGTTGACTTAAGATCATCTCTTGGGTCGTAACCGATACCGAGACTTGGACCGATGATAGGTCTTGCGGTAGCAGCAGTCGTAGGACTACCGCCAGAGAAATGAACGCTAGCGTAGTCGTAGCCGCTTCCAAGCGCTGCTGACTCGTTGTTCATCTCGATCTTCACAACTGAACCGCCTGAAATCGTAGCGGTTGCTGCAGCAGAGACGCCATTACCTCTAAAGATAACAGTTGGAGCTGAAGAGTAACCAGTTCCGCCACTCGTGATGTTAACGCCAAGAATCTGACCAGCAGTTGAAGCTTCTTTTACTTGAGCTTGTTGTTGCTCAAAGGTATTTAATGAAGGTGTATTGGCAGAGTCAGATATAAACTGGATAGGAATATAATTAGCAGACAAGAAGTTGTTAGCCTTGATAGCAGACAAAGCGTACAAGAATTTCCAACGATATCCGTCTGCAGTCTGAAAAGCTTGTGTGGCAGAGACGCCGGCTGTAGAATAACTAGGTTGAACAGTAGATACAACAGCTCCGCCAAGAGCGTTTCTACCTTGTTGTAGACAGATGTAAACTTCGTTGGACTCTGTAAGTACATAGTATGCATTAGATGGATATCCAGCTGCGTTATCGTTAAACCCACTGTATATAGTACCAGAAGCCCAATTATAACGAGGAACAACGAACGTAGCACCTTGAGTAGTGACCTGTTTAACTGACTGCAAGTTAGATCTTGCAATGCGTTCTTCTCTCAGTGAGCGAAGCGGCGTCGCAACGTTATCGCTGTCATCATATTGATCAGACTTGCCGATACCAATATAATACTCGTTTGAATCTGATCCGTTTAAGATCTCTGTGAGTAGCAAGTCAGCTACTTGTTTTCTCAGTTTATCAGTAATGATTGCTGCCATCTTTTATTCCTGTTATGCTACTGTAGCACCGTAATGACCTGTGATATACCAATTGCTTCCGTCCCAGACAAGTGTAGCCGCATCGTACTGGTCTAGCGCAACCGTACTACCTTGTGCAAAGTTTGATGGAGTGATTGTCACAACACCAGCGCCTTTATTTGTAAACACCTTCACTTGTCCAACTGAACTCGCATCAGCTAAAGTTAGAGCAAGAGCCGAAGCTTTATTACAGATAGTATAAGGCGTAGAAGCAGACGCTGCTCCGTTCGCAGTAATAGTCTCTGAAGAGTGATATAGGCCTAAGTAGCCGTACAATTCAGTGAAGTTTGCATTGATCTTAGTTCCAGCATTTCGTAGAGTGTCTCCAGTCCCGTCGTTTGCTGATGATCCAGTTGCAATTGTTTGTTGTGTCATGTTGTTACCTGTTACGATAAATCAATTTCTATTTATATCAATAGAAGGAATCCCCGATTGAATCTAAGTAGATCGTGTACATGTCGTTGTCCATCGTCTCGAGTGCCAACGAGAAGTCAGGCGTCGCTCTCAGAGCACTGTCTCTCGTATCACTATCGTCGAATGTAAACGAGTTTGGAGTCAAGACTTCTGCAAGTGAAGAGTAATAGTTCTCTAGTTGCGTTGGTGTCAGTGTAGAGTATGTTGAGATCTTGTCATCAAGTCTGATACGATAGTCAACACCATCTCCAACAGAGTCAAAGAGGCCTGTGAATTGCGTGAACTCTGGTTCTACTGCAAACTCTGCTGTACTAGAAAGAATAGGACCTGTGATGGCAGAGTCTCTTGGATTTTCTGAAGCTGATGTTAAAGCAAAATCCTTTACGCCTTCAAGTTCAACTTGTCCTGCAAAATAAAAACCTGCTGGGTGAACAAATTTTAAATACAGATCGTTATATGTATTAGTACCTAAAGCAGATTTAATTAAGAGAGAAAAGATTTGATATAAAGCATTGTTTTGAATAAACCTTAGTGACTCATAGCCAATCTCAGACTCACCGACAATGAACATGTTTCTTTTAGGATATTCAACGTTGACTTCTTGGCCAAAGAAACCACGAAAGAAACCTTCAATTGAACTACGTGTACCTTTGACACGATAAAATCGTGATAATAATGACGTCATCAGCCTTGGATTGTCAAAGAAAGAAGATGACTTAAGGCCTAACCCAATCTCTTGCAAGATATAATCTAACTTATCAAGATCTACTTGATCTGGATCTCTTAAAACGAAAAGTTGATTGATGTCTCTCTTAAAAGAGTGTGTGTTTTCGTTTTCTAGATACTCGTAATACTTCTCTAAGAAAGTTACAATGTTAGGATAACTCTCTAAGAAATACTCAGGAAGTGCTTCTCGAACTTTACTCTTCGAGAAGCTTAAATTACGACGGTTAAGATCTTGTACTTTATGTGTCATGCCAGTGTTGTAAGAGTATTCTGATAGTCAACGATGGCACGAGCAAACGACAATCCTGAATCAATGTCGATAACATAACTTCTTAATGGTCTAATGGTTGACTCATTTGCTGGTATGACAGAAAATTTCATTTCGGTACCTTCTATCGCTGAAGGATTAAATGCAATTAGAGATATAGTTCCTGTAGAAGCAGTGTAAGATCCGACGTTAGTAACAAGGGGTGTTCCTACAAGTGTTTGAACTTGCAATACGTTAGAACCTAATACATTACGAATTACACAAGTAGTGCCTTGATAGGTAAAACGCGAAGATACAACTTTATGTGATATTGAGTCTGGGCTTGCAATGGAAACAGGGAAATATAGATTATAATTTCTTGCAGTTCCAAGAGTGGGTGACAGTCTCAGTTGTACTTTCACGTCCATCTTAGAGTTGAGAATAGCCGGAGACAACTTATCGATCTCTGTCAGAAGAGAAGATCTACGAAACACCTTGTCGAATCTCTTCAAATTCGTGGTAAAGTACGTGTTGATCGTGTTAGTCACAAGAGTCTCTATACCCCGCCCGGTCAAGTTGGTTAAGTCAGGATCAAAGTTAAACGTCGTACCAAGTTCAAGATATACGTTGGTGGGATCGCTAAACACTGTATCGATCGACATAATAGCCAAGTTGTTTGTCAAATTAGTTACGATCTGATCCTTAATGTTTTGTTTCTGGCTATCAGTTAAACCGTCAATAAACTTCAAGCTCACGTACACACGTCCGTACACAGGAGGATTGTTTTGGTTTCCACCCCATGCATTAACATCTGTAATATAAGAATTGTAATTAGCTAGGATTTGAGCTTTGTAATCTTCAGCTGTCACCATTCTCTGTTGAGAAGCAAAAGCGATCGTAGCGTTGTTCTTGATAGAAGAGATCGTTTCTTTTGCTGCACCACCAGTAGATGCACTTACTAATGTGGTAGACAATGGATAATCTGTGCCGTTTACGTCTACGTCGTTACTAGCGGTAAAGATACTGCCGCCATTTGCAAGGTCTGCACTCGTGGACAGATATGTGATGACAATCTTATTTCCAGGAGAAGGTTGTTGTCCTAGAACACTACCGTCGCCAAAGATAACTTCGAAGTATCCGTTAGGAGCCTCTTTGACTTGATAGATCGTAGAAGTCGACGTGATTCTTACTGCTCTAGTAAGGTTTGTGTACACGGTGAAAGAAGAACCAGACACTGTATCGTAGACATCGACCTTCATGGTTGTAGTATCCATCGTGTCGTCAGGTATCACGTAGACTTGTCCGTCACCCACATCACCCACAATAAAAGTCTTCGTACGCAGAGTTCCCTCTACGATCTCAATGTTAGCTGATTCGCTGCTGTTGAGAAACGAATAGTTACCAGATCCATCATCTGTTGCGATATAGTTTTCAAGTGTTTGAAAAGTATATGTCGCATCCTCAATAGAAGTCGTAAACGTAGTATAAGCTGGAAGCGTGATAGATGATGGGCGACCGGCATCAGTTACCGTGAGATTTAGGTTGACCGTAGCTCGAGCTGCAGTCTTAGATCTTGGGAAATAACCTAGAACTTCAGCATGAGATACAACAGAAGATCTTAACTGCGCAGTGTTTAAGAACGACTCATTTGTTGCAAAGTTAGCAATTAGGCCGTTGATATGAGTGTTGTAGGCTAAAACATCTAAGATATTCGAAAGACCAGAAGCTTCGAAGTCGTAGTCAGCAAACTCTGACTGAGCTTGAAGATAAGTCTTTAAGTTTGTCTTGATCGTATTAAAGTCTAAATCCGAAGATTGTATTGTTGCCATTTATCTTAACCTCGCTATCGATACGTCAAGTGAAACTGTCTCTGACGTACTGATGATTTGAAAAACTACTGTTACCTTTGCATCGTAGTTGTCTGGTATAATCAACACCTGAATGTCTCTCACTATGACTCTTGGTTCATAGTTTCGAATTGCCGCTGCGATCATGTCCTTTAAGTCATCTTCATCAAAGTCTTCTGACAGAGAGAAGAGGAATCGATTTAAGTCACCGCCAAAATACGGTTGAAAAGGCTTCTCTGTCGTGTTTGTCAACAGAAGGTTTTTGATTGCTTGCTTTACTGCAGCTGCGTTTGTCTTCTTGTATATTTCGCCAGTTGTTTTCTTTGTAAAAGTAAGATCAATGTCAGTATACTGCCTCGTACGGGCAGTAATGATTGACTTAGTTTGAAGATTTCCATCTTCGATTGAGAAGGCTTTTGCTGGCATAGTTACTATTTATTCTAAATCTCTAAGATTTCTACAAGCTCGTTTGTACTCTGTACATAATTATTGAACTGAGTCTCGACCTTGTTCTGATAGGTGACTGCCCATGGATGGCGAATCTTCGGCATGATCATGACGATCTGTGCGTTGAGCTCACCATTAGGATCATACGAGTCGTAGTCGAGTATCATCTTCTCAAACTGTATGTTGTCTTTGAGATAGACTGCAAGATCGAACGTCTTCTCTGCTGCGTTGTTACCGTCCTCGTCAATCAACTCATAGACCACAGCTTGACCGTTTGCCATCATGTAGTTAGTGCTTCCGACGTCTAGAGTCTCGCCTGGTGCAGGACGATATAGGCCCTCAGCAACAGTCAACCGATAGTCAGAAAACTCACCAGAGACATCGTCAGCGACCGTGAGTATGACTTGCGCTTGAAGATAATACTGCTTGGCAAGACTGAGTCTCTCACTTTTATTGATGATGTGTGTCATCGTTTGCTTATCACCATAACCACCTAAGAACCTCGCCATAGAGATTCCTTCAGCCAGTTTAGTTCTAGGTGTTATGACTGACTGATTGTCTGGATTATATACTGGATCTGGTACATAAATCATGATTTAAATCTCTTCGTGACGTCAGCTCTGTTACCAATAGGTTGTGTACCCCTTCTCGGTGTTCCAGAGATTGATGCAGTTCTACCGATCTTTTTCGGTGCTTGTTGGTTATATGCAGGGTTTAACTTACCTTCGGCTATCATTGCACCGACAAACTTCTGGTTATTCAAAGCGTTGATGTCTCTCAACTTAGATCTGACTTCAGAGACAGTCAACTCTCTATTTGAGAGACCGCCATAGTCCTCTGTTCTATCAAACGAGTTGAGCAGTGAATTACCTGGATCAACAGACACTTCACGAATGCCAAAGCTTGAGTTGTGTAAATAATCGTTCATAATGCCTGACGTAGCTTCAACTGTTACGGTAGTATTATGAGATGGATAATTAGCCGATCCTGGACCGCCTAAACCACCAGCAATATAAGCTCCTGATGCTAGATCTGCAAATGCAGCCTCATCTGCTTTACCTTCAAGAGTGCCGTGAAAAGTTTCACCCCAATATGATTTACCATAATGAATAATATTATCACCACCGATCGTGCCGCTTGCACCAATCACAGTCATATCATTTGCAGCAATGTTAGTGTTGTCTGCACTCATCACGATCGTATCTTCTGCAGTCATCGTGATATCGTCGCCACTATAGAAGTCAAATCCTCCTTCAACGATCTGCTTGACATTGCCTTTGATGATCTTGTTTGCTGAACCTAGGATAGTCTCAGTTTGTGTGCCACCTACAAAATTTGACTGATGCTCAGTAACGATTGTCTTCTGTGTCTTACGAACCTGTTGCTTGTACGAACCACGAACCTCGTCATTCTTGTTGCCACCAACAGTGACGTTATAGTCCCCACCCACCACGACGTCAAAGTTACCGGCAACCTGCAACGACAAATTGCCGTTGTACACCATCTCAGCGTCACCGTCTACAATCACCTTCTCGTCTTTTGCTGTGATGCGTACCGTGTTTCCAACAGAGCTGATGATGACAGTGCCGTCTGCACGCATCTCAACGCCTGAGCCGGTGCGATGACGAAACAACATGCGCTCAGCCCCTGGAGTGTCGTCGATCTCTTGTACGTGACCGCTGACTGTCTCTTTCACTTGGTTATAAGGATAAACTGAAGGTTGAACAGGTTTGAGGTTCAACGATATGTTCTTGTAACCTCCTCCTGTATAAACCTTGTTTATCTTCAAGCCTCTCGCTGACTGATTAGATGAAGATGTGTTGAGATAGTCTTTCTTTGGAAAAGAAGAAGAGGGGTCACTGAATCCTTCACTAGCAGGAGTCACTCCTGTGAGATCTATCTGCTCTTCACCTGTAATAAAATCTTGTGGTAATTCTGTAGCCATGTTCTACCTTCTACTGTTTTGATGATCGATAGCTTTTTTCTGTTTTTTCTCAATAGCGGCGATCTCAGATTTTAATCTAGTTATATCTTCTTTTGCTGTTGCAATTCTTTTTGGCCTAGATGCAATCGAAGCAGCTTGTTTTTTCTGAATACTAGCTGGCCTATTTGGATCTGGGGCTGTACGCGTTTCAGCCTGTGCATTTGCTAATCGTTCTTCAGCATCTTTCAGATCATACTTTAAACTATTTAGTTGTTTTTCATACTCAGTTCCTGGATACAACCTAGACTCAATCTCATCGGCTTCTTTCTCTAACTCGATTAATTGGGCGTCAATAACTTTTATCTTTTCGTTTATGGCTACTATCTTAGCGTTGTTAGTAGTAGAGCCGTATAAAGGACCTTTCTCTTTCATCAGTTTGTTATTCTCTTTGACTAACTTGTCAATTTCTTCTTCGATCTGGCGAAGTCTTTCTTCATCAGTCAAATCTTCTTCTTTAGTCTTAACTGGTGGTTTACCTGTCTTAACGTCGGCAACTTTCTCAGGTTTTGGAGCAGGTGCTGGTTTTGTCTCCACTGGTGAAACTGTAGGTTTAGCGACTTTAGATGGTAGATACTTAGAGATCTCTTCCATCTCAAAAGGTCCAAGCTTGTTTTGGTATCTTGTTGAGAGATCATTATCACCAACATAGAGAGTTTCCCAACCAAAACGACTGTTAGTCCAATCTCTTGCACTGAATCCAGTCACCAAGACATCTGTCCCAGAATACTCGTCATTAGTAAACGCTTCTCCACCTGGAACAACCTTACGAAACACCTTACATATCTTCTCAAATGATTTCCACTGTTCTGGTGTGTAACTAGCCTGATCGATTAGAAGTTTCTTGTCAACGTTAGTCTTAAACGGCGCGTCAGCATTTAGACCACCTACAAACTCAACTGCAAGGG